ACAGCCGGAACTGCCGTGCCGGTGTGCAGATTAATGACAGCGGTGCGGCGCTGGGATATTACGTCAGCGAGGACGGCTATCCTGGCTGGATGCCGCAGAAATGGACATGGATGCCCCGTGAGTTACCCGGCGGGCGCGCCTCGTTCATTCACGTTTTTGAACCCGTGGAGGACGGACAGACCCGCGGTGCAAATGTGTTTTACAGCGTGATGGAGCAGATGAAGATGCTCGACACGCTGCAGAACACGCAGCTGCAGAGCGCCATTGTGAAGGCGATGTATGCCGCCACCATTGAGAGTGAGCTGGATACGCAGTCAGCGATGGATTTTATTCTGGGCGTGAACAGTCAGGAGCAGCGGGACAAGCTGACCGGCTGGATTGGTGAAATTGCCGCGTATTACGCCGCAGCACCGGTCCGTCTGGGAGGCGCAAAAGTGCCGCACCTGATGCCGGGTGACTCACTGAACCTGCAGACGGCTCAGGACACGGATAACGGCTACTCCGTGTTTGAGCAGTCACTGCTGCGGTATATCGCTGCCGGACTGGGTGTCTCGTATGAGCAGCTTTCCCGGAATTACGCCCAGATGAGCTACTCCACGGCACGGGCCAGCGCGAACGAGTCGTGGGCGCACTTTATGGGGCGGCGAAAATTCGTCGCATCCCGTCAGGCGAGCCAGATGTTTCTGTGCTGGCTGGAAGAGGCCATCGCCCGCCGCGTGGTGACGTTACCTTCAAAAGCGCGCTTCAGTTTTCAGGAAGCCCGCAGTGCCTGGGGGAACTGCGACTGGATAGGCTCCGGTCGTATGGCCATCGATGGTCTGAAAGAAGTACAGGAAGCGGTGGTGCTGATAGAAGCCGGACTGAGTACCTACGAGAAAGAGTGCGCAAAACGCGGTGACGACTATCAGGAAATTTTTGCCCAGCAGGTCCGTGAAACGATGGAGCGCCGTGCAGCCGGTCTTAAACCGCCCGCCTGGGCGGCTGCGGCATTTGAATCCGGACTGCGACAATCAACAGAGGAGGAGAAGAGTGACAGCAGAGCTGCGTAATCTCCCGCATATTGCCAGCATGGCTTTTAATGAGCCGCTGATGCTTGAACCCGCCTATGCGCGGGTTTTCTTTTGTGCGCTTGCAGGCCAGCTTGGGATCAGCCGCCTGACGGATGCGGTGTCCGGCGACAGCCTGACTGCCCAGGAGGCACTCGCGACGCTGGCATTATTCGGTGATGATGACGGACCACGACAGGCCCGCAGTTATCAGGTCATGAACGGCATCGCCGTGCTGCCGGTGTCCGGCACGCTGGTCAGCCGGACGCGGGCGCTGCAGCCGTACTCGGGGATGACCGGTTACAACGGCATTATCGCCCGTCTGCAACAGGCTGCCAGCGACCCGATGGTGGACGGCATTCTGCTCGATATGGACACGCCAGGCGGAATGGTGGCGGGGGCATTTGACTGCGCTGACATCATTGCCCGTGTGCGTGACATAAAACCGGTATGGGCGCTGGCCAACGACATGAACTGTAGTGCAGGTCAGCTGCTTGCCAGTGCCGCCTCCCGGCGTCTGGTCACGCAGACCGCCCGGACAGGCTCCATCGGCGTCATGATGGCTCACAGTAATTACGGTGCTGCCCTGGAGAAACAGGGTGTGGAAATCACGCTGATTTACAGCGGCAGCCATAAGGTGGATGGCAATCCCTACAGCCATCTTCCGGATGACGTCCGGGAGACACTGCAGTCCCGGATGGACGCAACCCGCCAGATGTTTGCGCAGAAGGTGTCGGCATATACCGGCCTGTCTGTGCAGGCTGTGCTGGATACCGAGGCTGCAGTGTACAGCGGTCAGGAGGCCATTGATGCCGGACTGGCTGATGAACTTGTTAACAGCACCGATGCGATCACCGTCATGCGTGATGCACTGGATGCGCGTAAATCCCGTCTCTCAGGAGGGCGAATGACCAAAGAGACTCAATCAACAACTGTTTCAGCCACTGCTTCGCAGGCTGACGTTACTGACGTGGTGCCAGCGACGGAGGGCGAAAACGCCAGCGCGGCGCAGCCGGACGTGAACGCGCAGATCACCGCAGCGGTTGCGGCAGAAAACAGCCGCATTATGGGGATCCTCAACTGTGAGGAGGCTCACGGACGCGAAGAACAGGCGCGCGTTCTGGCAGAAACCCCCGGAATGACCGTGGAAACGGCCCGCCGCATTCTGGCTGCAGCACCACAGAGTGCACAGGCGCGCAGTGACACTGCGCTGGATCGTCTGATGCAGGGGGCACCGGCACCGCTGGCTGCAGGTAACCCGGCATCTGATGCCGTTAACGATTTGCTGAACACACCAGTGTAAGGGATGTTTATGACGAGCAAAGAAACCTTTACCCATTACCAGCCGCTGGGCAACAGTGACCCGGCACATACGGCAACCGCGCCCGGCGGATTGAGTGCGAAAGCGCCTGCAATGACCCCGCTGATGCTGGACACCTCCACCCGTAAGCTGGTTGTGTGGGATGGCACCACCGACGGTGCTGCCGTTGGCATTCTTGCGGTTGCTGCTGACCAGACCAGCACCACACTGACGTTCTACAAGTCCGGCACGTTCCGTTATGAGGATGTGATCTGGCCGGAGGCTGCCAGCGACGAGACGAAAAAACGGACCGCGTTTGCCGGAACGGCAATCAGCATCGTTTAACTTTACCCTTCATCACTAAAGGCCGCCTGTGCGGCTTTTTTTACGGGATTTTTTTATGTCGATGTACACAACCGCCCAGCTGCTGGCGGCAAATGAGCAGAAATTTAAGTTTGATCCGCTGTTTCTGCGTCTCTTTTTCCGTGAGAGCTATCCCTTCACCACGGAGAAAGTCTATCTCTCACAAATTCCGGGACTGGTAAACATGGCGCTGTACGTTTCGCCGATTGTTTCCGGTGAGGTTATCCGTTCCCGTGGCGGCTCCACCTCTGAATTTACGCCGGGATATGTCAAACCCAAGCATGAGGTGAATCCGCAGATGACCCTGCGTCGCCTGCCGGATGAAGATCCGCAGAATCTGGCGGACCCGGCTTACCGCCGCCGTCGCATCATCATGCAGAACATGCGTGACGAAGAGCTGGCCATTGCTCAGGTCGAAGAGATGCAGGCAGTTTCTGCCGTGCTTAAGGGCAAATACACCATGACCGGTGAAGCCTTTGATCCGGTTGAGGTGGATATGGGCCGCAGTGCGGCGAACAACATCACACAGTCCGGCGGCACGGAGTGGAGCAAGCGTGACAAGTCCACGTATGACCCGACCGACGATATCGAAGCCTACGCGCTGAACGCCAGCGGCGTGGTGAATATCATTGTGTTTGACCCGAAAGGCTGGGCGCTGTTCCGTTCCTTCAAAGCCGTCAGGGAGAAGCTGGATACCCGTCGCGGCTCTCATTCCGAACTGGAGACAGCGGTAAAAGACCTGGGCAAAGCGGTGTCTTATAAGGGAATGTATGGCGATGTGGCCATCGTCGTGTATTCCGGACAGTACGTGGAAAACGGCGTCAAAAAGAACTTCCTGCCGGACAACACGATGGTGCTGGGTAACACTCATGCACGCGGTCTGCGCACCTATGGCTGCATTCAGGATGCGGATGCACAGCGCGAAGGCATTAACGCCTCTGCCCGTTACCCGAAAAACTGGGTGACCACCGGCGATCCGGCGCGTGAGTTCACCATGATTCAGTCAGCACCGCTGATGCTGCTGGCTGACCCTGATGAGTTCGTTTCCGTACAACTGGCGTAATCGTGGCCCTTCGGGGCCATTTTCTCTCTGTGGAGGAGTTCATGACGAAAGATGAACTGATTGCCCGTCTTCAGGAGCTGGGTGAGCAACTGAACCGTGATGTCAGCCTGACGGGAACGAAAGAAGAACTGGCGCTCCGTGTGGCAGAGCTGGAAGAGGAGCTTGATGACACTGCCGATCAGGATACCCCTATCAGCCCGGAAAATGCGCTGACCGGACATGAAAATGAGGTTGTATCAGCGCAGCCGGATACCGTGACTGATACGGCTGATCTGGTCACGGTTGTGGCACTGGTGACGCTGCATACTGATGCACTTCACGCCACGCGGGATGACACTGTGGCATTTGTGCTGCCGGGAACGGCGTTCCGTGTCTCTGCCGGTGTGGCAGCCGAAATGACAGAACGCGGCCTGGCCAGAATGCAATAACGGGAGGCGCTGTGGCTGATTTCGATAACCTGTTCGATGCTGCCATTGCCCGCGCCGATGAAACGATACGCGGGTACATGGGAACGTCAGCCACCATGACATCCGGTGAGCAGTCCGGCGCAGTAATACGTGGTGTTTTTGATGACCCTGAAAATATCAGCTATGCCGGACAGGGCGTGCGCGTTGAAGGCTCCAGCCCGTCCCTGTTTGTCCGGACTGATGATGTGCGGCAACTGCGGCGTGGAGACACGCTGACCATCGGTGAGGAAAACTTCTGGATAGACCGGGTTTCGCCGGATGATGGTGGAAGCTGTCATCTCTGGCTCAACCGTGGGCAACCACCCGCTGTTAACCGGCGACGATAAACGCAGGGTGAAATTATGGCGATAAAAGGGCTTGATCAGGCGATTGATAATCTGAGCCGGGTTCGTAAAAACGCCATTCCGGCGGCTTCAGCAATGACGATTAACCGCGTGGCCACAACGGCGATTAATCAGTCTTCGTCACAGGTTGCCCGGGAAACCAGGGTGAGACGGAAACTGGTAAAGGAACGGTCCAGACTGAAACGGGCGACGGTCAGAAATCCGAATGCCAGAATTATCGTTAACCGCGGTGATCTCCCTGTGATTAAGCTGGGGATCAGAATGCTGGGACGTCGTCCGAACAGCATACTCAAAGCCGGTCAGCATCGTTATCAGCGGGCATTTATCCAGCGATTAAATAATGGGCGCTGGCATGTTATGCAACGTCTTCCCCAGGCCAGATATGAGGAGGGCAATGACGACAAGGGAAGGAAAAAGCGTAATCGCCTTCCCATTCAGGTGGTGAAAATCCCGATGGCGGCCCCACTGAAACAGGCATTTGATGAGAATGTTGACCGTATCCGGCGTGAACGCCTGCCTAAAGAACTGGCATACGCGCTGAAACAACAACTGAGGATTGCAATAAAACGATGAAACACACTGACATTCGTGCCGCAGTGCTGGATGCACTCGAGCAGCATGAACACGGGGCGACGCTGTTTGATGGTCGCCCCGTTGTTTTTGACGAAGAGGATTTTCCTGCGATCGCGGTTTATCTGACGGATGCAGAGTATACCGGTGAAGAGCTGGATGCAGATACCTGGCGGGCCACGCTGCATATTGAGGTGTTTTTACCGGCACAGGTACCGGATTCAGAGCTTGATCAGTGGATGGAAAGCCGGATTTACCCGGCGATGACCGCGATCCCGGCACTGGCAGGACTGATTACCACGATGGTTACGCAGGGCTATGAGTATCGTCGTGATGACGATATGGCGTTATGGAGTTCTGCGGATCTGACTTATTCCATTACATACGAGATGTGAGGACGATATGTCAACACCAAATCCCCTTGAGCCGGTAAAAGGTGCCGGTACCACCCTGTGGGTTTATAACGGTCAGGGTGACGCCTATGCAAACCCGTTGTCAGACGATGACTGGCAGCGACTGGCTAAGGTGAAGGATCTGACGCCGGGCGAGATGACGGCAGAACCCTACGATGATAACTACCTGGATGATGAAGACGCGGACTGGAGCGCGACCGGGCAGGGGCAGAAGTCTGCAGGAGATACCAGTTTTACGCTGGCCTGGAAACCGGGAGAAGAAGGTCAGAAAGGGCTTATAGGCTGGTTTGAAAGCGGCGATGTCCGGGCCTATAAAATCCGTTTTCCGAATGGCACGGTGGATGTGTTTCGTGGCTGGGTCAGCAGTATCGGTAAGGCCGTGACGGCGAAAGAAGTGATCACCCGCACGGTGAAAGTCACTAACGTGGGTAAACCTTCTGTAGCGGAAGAACGCAGCAAAATTACGCCGGTCACTGCGATTAAGGTAACGCCGACAGGTACGGTTGAAAAAGGGAAAACAACCACCCTGACCGTTACTGTGGAACCGGAAAATGCAACGGATAAGACATTCAGGGCGATTTCCGCCGATCCATCAAAAGCCACCATTAGCGTGAAAGATATGACGATTACTGTGACGGGGGTTAAGGATGGAAAAGTCAGCATCCCTGTGATTTCCGGTAATGGTCAGTTTGCTGCGGTGGCTGAAATTACCGTTAATAATGTGCCGGGTGGCTAAAGAGCTGAGAGATAAGCGATGTTCCTGAAAACAGAACAATTTGAATATAACGGTGTATCCGTCACGCTTTCTGAGCTGTCTGCGCTGCAGCGTATTGAGCATCTTGCCCTCCTGAAACGGCGGGCAGAAGAGGCTGAAGCCAGCGGCAACCTGCAGGTGAGTGTGGAAGATCTTGTCAGAACCGGCGCGTTTCTGGTGGCGATGTCCCTGTGGCATAACCATCCACAGAAAACGCAGTCACCGTCAATGAATGAGGCCGTGATGAAGATAGAGCAGGAAGTGCTCACCACCTGGCCTGCCGATGCCATTGCCCGGGCGGAAGACGTGGTGTTGTGCTTGTCCGGGATGATCGAAGCTGTTCGTCCGGATACTGATATTACTGAAGTGGCGAAAAATAACACGCTGACTGATGATGATTTTTCTGCGGGAAAGTCTTCGACGGCGAGCTGAACTTTGCCCTCAGACTGGCGCGTGAGATGGGGAGACCCGACTGGCGCGCCATGCTTGCCGGGATGACATCCACCGAATATGCCGACTGGCACCGTTTTTACCGCACGCATTATTTTCAGGATACCCAGCTGGATATGCATTTTTCCGGGCTGACGTACGCTGTACTCAGCCTGTTTTTTTGCGATCCGGATATGCATCCCTCTGATTTCAGTCTGCTTGTCCCCCGGCATGAGGAAGAGCAGGTGGAGAGGCCGGATGAGGACAAAATGCTGATGCAGAAAGCGGCAGGACTTGCCGGAGGCGTCCGGTTCGGTGGGGACGGAGGGCGCGATATTTTATCGTCTGCGGATGTGGCGGATGTCATGGTGGATGATGCCGCATTAATGATGGCTTCAGCGGGGATTCCGGGAGGTGTGAGATATGTCCCAGCCGGTTGGTGATCTTGTTATTGACCTGAGTCTGGATGCTGTCCGTTTCGATGAGCAGATGAGCCGGGTAAGGCGTCATTTTTCAGGTCTGGATACCGACGCCAGAAAAACCGCCAGTGCTGTTGAACAGGGCCTGAGCCGCCAGGCGCTGGCTGCACAAAAAGCCGGGATTTCCGTCGGGCAGTATAAAGCGGCCATGCGAACCCTGCCCGCACAGTTTACGGATATCGCCACGCAGCTTGCCGGTGGTCAGAATCCCTGGCTGATCCTGCTGCAACAGGGCGGTCAGGTGAAGGACTCCTTCGGCGGGATGATCCCCATGTTCAGGGGGCTTGCCGGTGCGATCACCCTGCCGATGGTCGGGGTCACCTCGCTGGCGGTGGCGACAGGTGCGCTGGTGTACGCCTGGTACCAGGGAGATTCCACGCTTTCAGCGTTTAATAAAACCCTGGTTCTTTCCGGTAATCAGTCCGGACTGACTGCCGATCGTATGCTGACTCTCTCAAGAGCCGGGCAGGCAGCAGGGCTGACGTTTAACCAGGCGAGAGAGTCACTGGCAGCCCTGGTGAATGCTGGTGTGCGTGGTGGTGAACAGTTTGATGCCATCAACCAGAGTGTCGCGCGTTTTGCGTCTGCATCCGGTGTGGAGGTGGATAAAGTCGCTGAAGCCTTCGGGAAGCTGACCACTGACCCGACGTCGGGACTGATGGCGATGGCGCGCCAGTTCCGTAACGTGACGGCAGAGCAGATTGCGTATGTTGCACAGCTGCAGCGTTCCGGAGACGAGGCCGGGGCATTGCAGGCGGCGAACGATATCGCCACGAAAGGCTTTGATGAGCAGACCCGTCGCCTGAAAGAAAACATGGGAACACTGGAGACCTGGGCGGATAAAACAGGGAAGGCATTCAAATCGATGTGGGATGCCATTCTGGATATCGGTCGTCCTGAATCCTCAGCGGATATGCTCGCCAGTGCGCAGAAGGCATTTGATGAGGCGGATAAAAAATGGCAGTGGTACCAGAGCCGGAGCCAGCGCCGGGGAAAGACCTCCTCTTTTCGTGCGAACCTTCAGGGGGCATGGGATGACAGGGAAAATGCCCGTCTGGGTCTGGCAGCGGCCACGCTGCAGTCGGATATGGAAAAAGCCGGTGAACTGGCGGCAAGGGACCGGGCTGAGCGTGAGGCGTCACAGCTGAAGTATACCGGAGAGGCGCAGAAGGCGTATGAGCGCCTGCAGACGCCGCTGGATAAATATACCGCCCGTCAGAAAGAGCTGAATAAGGCCCTGAAAGACGGAAAAATCCTGCAGGCGGATTACAACACGCTGATGGCGTCGGCAAAAAAGGATTATGAATCGACGCTGAAAAAGCCGTCCGGTGTGAAGGTGTCTGCCGGTGAGCGCCAGGAAGACCGGGCGCATGCAGCCATGCTGGCGCTTGAAACCGAGCTCAGGACGCTGGAAAAACACAGCGGTGTGAATGAGAAAATCAGCCAGCAGCGCCGGGATTTATGGGAAGCGGAAAATCAGTATGTGGTCCTGAAAGAGGCCGCCACGAAACGGCAGTTATCTGAGCAGGAAAAATCCCTGCTGGCTCATGAGAAAGAGACGCTGGAGTACAAACGCCAGCTGGCTGAGCTGGGAGACAAGATTGAACACCAGAAGCGGCTGAATGAGCTGGCACAGCAGGCGGCGCGGTTTGAACAGCAGCAGAGCGCGAAGCAGGCGGCAATCAGCGCAAAAGCCCGCGGCCTCACTGACCGTCAGGCGCAGCGGGAGTCGGAAGAGCAGCGCCTTCGTGAGGTGTACGGTGATAATCCGGCTGCGCTGGCGAAGGCCACATCTGCACTGAAGAACACCTGGTCTGCGGAGGAGCAGCTTCGTGGAAGCTGGATGGCCGGGATGAAGTCCGGCTGGGGCGAGTGGGCGGAAAGTGCGACGGACAGTTTTTCGCAGGTTAAAAACGCGGCCACGCAGACCTTTGACGGTATTGCACAGAATATGGCAGCGATGCTGACCGGCAGCGAACAGAACTGGCGGGGATTCACCCGTTCGGTGCTCTCCATGCTGACAGAAATTCTGCTTAAGCAGGCAATGGTGGGGATTGTCGGGAGTATCGGCAGCGCCATTGGCGGGGCTGTTGGTGGCGGCGCATCCGCGTCAGGCGGTACAGCCATTCAGGCCGCTGCGGCGAAATTCCATTTTGCAACCGGAGGATTTACGGGAACCGGCGGCAAATATGAGCCAGCGGGAATTGTTCACCGCGGTGAATTCGTCTTCACGAAGGAGGCAACCAGCCGGATTGGCGTGGGGAATCTCTACCGGCTGATGCGCGGCTATGCCACCGGCGGTTATGTCGGTACACCGGGCAGCATGGCGGACAGCCGGTCGCAGGCGTCCGGGACGTTTGAGCAGAATAACCATGTGGTGATTAACAACGACGGCACGAACGGTCAGATAGGGCCACAGGCACTGAAGGCTGTTTATGACGTAGCCCGTAAGGCGGCAATGGATGTTGTGACCGGGCAGATGCGCGATGGTGGTCTGTTCTCCGGAGGTGGACGATGAAAACCTTCCGCTGGAAAGTGAAACCCGGTATGGATGTGGCTTCGGCCCCTTCTGTAAGAAAGGTGCGCTTTGGTGATGG